GGCATTTCTGATTCAGTTAAAGTATGTGTTTTCTCTCCACCTTTTTGCCCTACTGTTGCAAAATCTGTATCGTTAGGATTCTTACCTATAGCTGTCATACCTACAAGCTCTCTTTCCCAAGTTAACCCTAACCAATTTGAATAATCTGTATCGGTAAAATCTATAAAACCTCTACCTACTGGGTAAATTAAATCTATTGTTTTTAATATAATGTCAGTATTATTAGAAGAATCCTCTATTAACTGTTTAACAACCCTAGCACTATAAGTGTTTGTTGCTTCATCTGCAATGTTTGTACTATCTATTATAGCACCTGCAATATTATCTAATACTGTTACTGCTACTTTCTTAATCCATTTCATAATTTTTACACCTCTCTATTTAACTTTAATAATATAGTTACATACTAAAGATTTTTGCATTACGCTTATAGGTGTATCACTACCACCAGATGTAACTGTAATTGTTGTGCTTTGGTTTGTCGCTGTTGTTGCATTGTTTGTTGCTGTAGTTGAATCAACAACACTACCTAACCAAGCTGTTGAATTGCTTTCTTCGAATTTTAATCTTCTAGGTTGACCTGATGACCAAGAACCGTTAACTGTTGCATTATGAGTGTGTGGATTTTGACTGTGATTATGTGCATTTTGAACGTGTGTATGTGACGCATTATATAATGTATAATTTGGTAAGTTTTCTTTTGTAATAACTTGTGTATTACTTCCTTTTATAGCACCTAATACATCGTTATTGCTTTTCATTATAGATACTGCTTCTCTTTTGTCTGGCAAGTTAAATGTTGTTGAACCGTTACCACTACCATAAGTCGTTCCAATTATTGCAAATAATTCAGCATACTCTGTTCTTGATATCGCACTACCATCTGCAAATAAATAACCTTCTGGAGGGGTGCTTCCAAAATAATCACAACCAGAGCCTATTGGTAATCCTCCACCTGTTTTAGGTACTTCATCTTCATTTACTAATTCCCAACCTATAGGTACAGGTTTATCATCAGGAATACCTAGCATAGCGTCTGTAAAGATTTCTTTACCATCTTCACCATCATCACCCTTAGGTCCTTGAATACCTTGTAGCCCCTGTGGACCTTCTGGACCTACTTCGCCTTGAATACCTTTCTCTCCTTGGATTCCCTGTGGACCTTGCGGACCTGTGTCTCCTTTGTCTCCCTTATCTCCTTTAGGACCTTGCTCACCTTGGATTCCTTGTTTTCCTTGTTCTCCTGTATCTCCCTTAGGACCTTGCGGTCCCTCTGGACCAGTTTCTCCTTTTGGACCAGTTTCACCCTTAGGTCCTTGAATACCTTGTTCTCCTTGAATACCTTGAGGTCCTTGAGCTCCTGTATCTCCTTTTGCACCTTTAATATTTACAGTTGCTGGATTAGCTAAACCTTTATTGTTAGACCAACTTAAATTTCCATTAGCATCTACGTTTGGTGTAAATGTTGCTCCATCTGCTCCTACAAATCCATCGGCACCTTTGTCTCCTTTAGGTCCTTGAGGTCCAGTAGCACCAGTATCTCCTTTATCACCCTTGTCACCCTTGTCACCTTGTGGTCCCTTAATGTTTCCTGCATTTATCCATTCGTTACCATTCCAAACATATAAGTTACCAACTATCATATAGGCATCACCTAAGTTTCCTGTTGGGTGTTTTGATAATAATTCTTCAAGACTACTATAAGAACCTAATATATTTACTCCTGTTCCATCATCACCTTTAGGACCTTGAATACCTTGGTCACCTTTATCGCCTTTATCTCCCTTATCTCCTTTGTCGCCTTTGTCACCTTTTTCACCTTGTGGTCCTTGAAGCCCTTGAGGTCCTGTTTCTCCAGTATCCCCTTTAGGACCTTGAGGACCTGTTTCTCCTTGAGGACCTTCTGGTCCAACTTCACCTTGAATACCTTGAATGCCCTGTGGTCCAACATCACCTTTATCACCTTTTGGTCCTTCTGGTCCTTGAATACCTTGTAGCCCCTGCGGTCCTTGGTCACCTTTTGGACCCTGTTCACCTTGCTTTCCTTGAAGTCCTTGGTCTCCTTTAGGTCCTTCTGGTCCAACATCTCCTCTGTCTCCCTTTGGTCCTTGCACGCCTTGAGGTCCTTCTGGTCCCTCTGGTCCTATTTCACCTTTGTCTCCTTTAGGTCCTTGGATTCCTTGGATACCTTGAGGTCCTGTTAAACCTTGTGGACCTTGAGGTCCAACTTCACCTTTGGGACCTTGTGGTCCTGTGTCACCCTTTGGTCCGGTTTCACCTTTTAATGCAGGAATACCTATTCCACCTAGTTGTTTTGTTTTTGTCGCATCTACACTAATTGTTCCTAGGTTTGTCACTTTACTATCGTCAAAGTTTAAATTGTCTATGTTAATCTCCATTTTTACCTCCTATTCGTTAGTAATCCAAGTAGATTCGTTAGTTAATGTTATTTGTCCTCTGCATACTGTTTTGTAGTAAATTCCAGATACAACTTGAATGTCATAAACATAGCTTCCATAGTTTAAGTTGGCTGTATCTTTGTGTAATAAAATAAGACTATATTTCCCGTTATCGTTTGTTATTTCTCCTCTTGATAATCTTTTTTGGAAAATATACTCTTTGCTTTGATAAGATTTTTTAACTGTGAAGTAGATTTCATCAAAATTTGATAAGCCTTCTCCGTTTGAGTCTGCAAAATTAAATGCTATTGGAGCTGTATCTCCTCTTGGAAATTCAAAATCAATTTCTTTTGGTTCCATATTTTCTCCTTTCTTATTGGTTATTTATGTAATTAACTATTTCGTCCAATTTGTCATAAATATTTTTTAATTGTTGTTTAACATTGGCTTGAAAGTTCTTATCTGTAAGAATCGCCTGTTCTGCCCTAGATACCTCAATCGGTCTTTTTATTTTCTCCATATTTCCTCCATAAAAAGAGAGAGTAGAATTTCTCTACTCTCTTATTTTTTTCTTCCCCAGCCTCCATTTTCTAATTCTACATAGTCTTTTAGTTTTACTATTACATCTTTTTGTTTTGCTAATGGGACTGTATTTATTATATGATTATATAATGTTTCTCTCTCTTTGTTACTTAACTCGCCTTTATAACTTATGCCTCTTAAATATAGTTTTTCAATATCTGAGAAGCCAGAGCTTCTAATATAGTTAAGTTTCTCTTTTTTGCCTGTTCCAGAAATTGTTTTACCTTTTATATTGCTATCTGGGTCATCTTCATTTGAAAAGTCTTGTAGTTTAAAGTCAAGGTACGAATTGATGTTAATTCTTGGACTTATTGCACTCAAGTTATTATATATAGAATCATCTTCACCAATTTGACTTTCATATATTTTCTTTTTAGTAGATGTATGGAAACCGCTATTTACTAAATATTCTATTTTTTCTGTGTTATTTAGCGTAGCATTTTCCTTATTTTCTTTTCTTCTCTTTTCTTGAGTTAAATCGTATATATCATTTTTGTATTTTGCATAATTGTTTAGTGATAAATCTTTTGGTTTATCGTCATCTTCTACTCTAGTCCATTCATCACCATTTTTTGTTTTAGCTTTGTAGTATTCTTTTCCTCCGATTGTTGCTGTTCCGTTTGCTTCGTCTAATTCTAAAGTGTCTAAGTTATCTAGTCCTTCTTTCATCAAGTCGTTAATCTTGCTTTGTATTTCAGCTACTTTTCTTTGTTTATTGTTTGTATTAGAACTTAATATTTCAGATTTTTCTGCGTATAACTCATTTATTTCTTTACTAAATGAATTTAAGTAAGCATATTGAACTTTATCTGAGTCTTTTGCATTAGATTTATTAGCTCTATCATATAATGTTTCTGGTTCTCCAACTTTTCCTTGTGTTGTTTGAGTGTAATATTCGTTGGAATATTTACTTTTCATTGTAGAACTTGTTGCAAACTTATCTAATAATGGATTGTTTTCTTCTGCTGGTGTTAAGAAAGGTAATAGCATATCTCCTACAGCACCACTATATTGGTCTAATAAGTAATTTATTGTTATAGGATTTAAGTTTAATCTCTCAGCAACACCTCTTGTTACAGCATTTGAGTCAAGTAATTTACCTGCGTAATTGCTTATAACATCTACTGATGAGTCTGTTCTATTTCTTATGTCTTCTTTTTGTAGTCTTGAGCTTACTAAATCATCGCCATACCAAGCTTCGTTTTCTAAAACATCAACCATTGGTGATAATAAATTGTTTTCTGATGGATTTGCAACACCTACTGCGTCCCATACAAAGCCTAATGTCTCAAAGAAATCATTTACAACATTATCTAAAGATAATTGTTTATCGTTAGTCATATATTGTCCTATTTCTTTTACAATTTTTTGTGTTGCTGAAACAGCTCTACCTTTAGGTATTCTTATAAAGTTGTTTTCACCAACAAACTCTTTCAACCAATCTGGCATTTTTGCTTTATCTTCTTCGTCTATTTTACCTATTATATAATAGTTATCTTTGATGTATTCTGATAATTCTTCATATTCTTCGTCATCACCCCAAATTAGATTGCTTAATACTACTGGTAAAACTCCCGCCAATGAATATTTCATTGTTAGTAATGCCATTCCCTTTAGCCCTTTTGCTTTTGCTTCTCTTACATTTCTAACTTGTTGATTTAAACCTTGAACTGTTGCATTTAAGAAAGTAAACCCGTTTCTATTTAATACTTTAGTTACATTTCCACCTGCTGAGAAGTTTGTTGTTACTCTTGAAGCATCTAATGCTGATTGTTCTTTTGTTCTTCCCATTTCTCTACTTGCAATATATTCTGCTAATCTTGGTGCCATTTCTATTACGTGATTTGCAGTTGAAATAGCATCAACAGGAAGCTTTAATATATCCACGGCTGTAAAGTTCTCAGGCAATATACCTTTTTTGTTAAGTTTATCTAAATTTTCAAAATCTCCATCTTTAAAATAAGATGTATCTAATCCGTAAGCCTCTATAAATTCTTGATACCAAACACCTTTGCTTGTTAACTGTGCAATAGCTTCTGGTATTTTTTGATAAGTTTTAAATGAATGTTGTGAATTTAAGAAAATATCTTGAATATCTTTTACCCCGTTTGCTACAGCAAATATTGGGTTCCACTCAGTTATTAACTTTCTTCTTACATCGTTAGTTTTTTGAATTGCTTTTGATAGTTTTGTATCTTCAAAAACCTCTCCAAATGTTGATTTTTTTAATGCTTGATATATATCTTCGTTTATTTCAAAAGTAACTTTTTTACCATTACGATATATTGTCATTGTAGGTATTGCGTTTTTCTCTGCCTTATGCAATAAGTCTTCGTATATGGTTTCTCTTTCCAACATTTCTTCGTCAAGTTCAATCTCTGCATCATTTTGGTCTATTTCAGATTCTTCTATAGCATTTATTTCACCTAATTCAGATAATGCCTTATATATTTCTTGCCCTAGTTCATTTCTTGTTGTTGCTCTATACATTTGATTTGTTCTGTTTGCTAAAGTTGTAAGTAAAGGTTGCATTTCTCCTTTTCCACCTTTAGCTTTTTTAATTGTGCTTTCTGCGTTAGTATCAAGTAATTTCACATCTACTGCTAAACCACCTTTTAAAGCTCTATCTATTGGGATATAATGTGGATATTTTTCTTCAAAATAATCGCTTGATTCTTGTGAAATAACTCCAGCATTTACCATTTCCACCCTATTTACTTTTAAGAAATCATAAACATCTTGTATGTATTCTTTAAATTCTGGGTGTAGTTGTTCATATATTGCAACTTTTTCTTTACTTTCTTCTGCAGTAACTGCTCTATAAGTTTTTTTCTCTTTTCCGTTTTTGTCTTTCTTTGTTTCCTCTACAAGAGAATCAAACACAGGTAAATTCTTTAATGAACTTAATTTACTGTTTTTAGTTCTAAGTTCTTTTTCAAGCTTGTCTATAGCCTTATCTTGTGCATTTAACATTTGTCCTTGTGTTTTATAGTTACCATCTAATATGTTTGCATTTTTACCATAAACAAGTTCTACTAACTCATCAAAATTTACTGTACCTTCTCTATATTCTTCAATTTTATCTAGTATTTCTTCGTTTCTTTTGATTTCTTTTTGTGCATTTTCTTCAATACTCATTCTGTCTATGTTTAGCAAGTTCTTTGCATAATCATCAAATTCCAAAGAGTTTTCACCAATTTCATTTACTATTTCTGCTAAAGATTTGCTTTTGTATTCTTTCCCTTTAGAGTCTTTTACACTTCTTTTGTTTGCAATAGCATTGTTTAGTTTCTTTCCATAAGTGATGTGTTGTTGTTGTTTTGATTGTAAATCTCTTGAACCTCTCTTTAAGTCCATATTTTCAAAAACAGCTCCTGTATCTACAAGGGCTGTTGCTAAAAATGTTGAAGTTTTTTGTTTTTTAGTTAACTTACTTAAAGGTTTAGATAAAATTCTTTTTAAAGTATTTATTGTCTTTTTAGATGGTTTTTCTCCGGCTTCTGTTTTTGGAATTTCAACTTGTTCTCCATCAACTTCTACTACATTATCTTTTTCTTGTGCTTGTATATCTTCATCAAATTTTTCTGCTTTTAATAATTGTGGTTCATTTTGTTTTGTTGGTAATGTATTTTCAGGCAATAAAATAGAACCCTCATCTTGAGAGTTCTCTGTATTAAAGTATTCCGCATTGTTGCGTAAATTAGTTCCACCGCTTCCGCTATTTCCTTCTTTGTTCTGTAATAATAATCTATCGAGTTCCTTTGTTTGTGTATTTCCTGTGCTATTCTCAATGGTGGTAGGTTGTATTTTTTCTTCAACATTCTTATTATTTCCGTTATATACTCTTTCTTGCTCATTTTTTACTCCTTTCACATCAGAATCACTTACTATTAATACTGGAATTGTTTTTATTCCATTCTTTTGAGCTGTTAAAGCTCTATGTCTTCCTTCTTGTGTATGGTCTTTTAAATCTAATACTGGCATTGGAAATTTGTCGCCTTTTTTCATATCATCAGCATATCTGCTTATCTTATCTTGTTCGGCAAAATCAATTCCATCTTGTACGGGTGTTTCCCACGCATATTTTGAACAAGCATTTAGATACTCTAACGGTGTCATTTCTACAACTTTTACATATGAATACCCTTTAGACTTAGCATTTTCATTATCTGATAACATCTCATCATAATGAGGTATTGTTGTCTTAGTTTCAAAGCCTTCAAATTCTTGTTTGCTTGTTTCTTTTCCTAAAGAAACATCTTTGTTTTCAAATTGTTTTTTAAATTCTTGTTTTTGTATCTTTCTTATAGTAGTTCTATGTTTGTCTAGTTCTTTTTCAAGTTTTTCTATTTTTTTATAGTCTATGTTGTCATCATTAAGTATCTCGTCAACCTCATCTAATGTTTCCGAATACATATCTCTATACATTTGTTTCTCTGATTCTTGTATTGAATTAAAATCACCTTCAAGTCCTAATTCATCGACTACAAATTTAGCTACTTCGTCGTCAGATATTTCCCTTTTATTTTTTGTTGATGTTTTTTTCTCGACATTTTTTATCTTTTCAATTTCTTTTTCTATTTCTTTTATCTTGTTCTCAGCATCAACATATTTCTTTGAGTTTTTATAATAACTTGTATCTTTATTATAAGCCTTTCCATCGACAATTTCAACATACTCATTTGAATTTTCGTTTTTTTGCTCACTTTTTTCCACATTTTGTTCAACTTGTTCTTGATTTTCCTCATTTTTCTCTATTTCTTGCGAGGTTTCAATTTCAGCTGTTTCACCCTCTGGTAAAGTAGTTTGTTGTTCTTGTTTTAAAAGTGGCTTATTTTCGATTGTAGCGCCTTGTTTTTCAGCGGTTTCAGCATTTTTTTCTTGTCCTTGCATTAGTGAAATTGATTCGTCAATTTCATCTGCTTTTATATCTTGAAAATCATTATTAACTAATTTACAAGCAAATTTTAGTGCATTTTTTTTGTTTTCATCTAAGTTGCTATTATCTATTTTCTCGATTGCTTCTTCATAAGTTAAGTCGTTATAAATTTTTGTTGCTTCACTTGTTCCTCCAGCTAATCTTGTAGTTGCATTTGCTAATCCAACACTAGCTATTGTTGTAAAAATTGTGTTTTTTAAATCTTCCCAAGTATAAGTTGCGTTTTCATCTGATGCTTTATCAAATGCAAAGTTAGTTAAGTCAGTTCCAATTTCTTCTACAATTTCTTCACCTATTCCTAATACATTTGATAATGTTTTTGTAACAAGTTTCTTTGTAGTTTGATTGTCAATTTTCTTACCTACATATTTGATAAATGTATTTTTTAGGTCATCAAGTTTAGTAACTTCTGCACCACCTGCAACTTTTCTAGCTTCACCTAAAGTTTCTAAACCATCACCTAGTTTTTCCCATAAGATTTCTGTCATACCTTCTCTGTTAGCACTTGCTCTTGTTTCTTCATATTTTGCAAACCAGTCAGCATCTGTTTCGTTAGCTTTAATTTTTTGTGCAGAGCTGTTTCCTGCTGTACTCATATACATTGGTGTCATTCCTGTTCCTGTAACTGTTCCTATAGTTCCGCTTGATACACTACCTACTGCACTTCTAACAGCTTGATTTCCAAACTTAACTAACTCAGAAGAATCTTCTAATTCTTTTTGTATTCCAGTATCAATAAAATCTGTGGCTTTGTTAATACCTTTGTTGGTTGTAAGGAAAGCTTCATCAAGATTATTATTGATTTTACCAGCAAATTGAATTAATGAGTTCATTGCTTTTACTACAGGAATTTTATCTTTAGCCTTTACAGCAGAATCTTCAACAATCTTTAATATCTTGTTGTACCAAGTTGTTTGGTCATCGTTTAAGATTTCTTTTATTTTATTATTGTCTGTTTTATCCTTTAAGTCATTTACAATATCGTTTGCAATAGTAGCATTATAGTTTCCTTTTAATGCTGATATTGCAGATATAAAATCTGATGCTATACTTTTGGCATCTTTTTCTTCTCCTAAGTTAGCTTGATAAGCACCTTCGGATGTTCCATATTTTAAAATTCCACCAATAGTATCTGTTAGACCACCCAAACTTCCCATCGCTACGACATCGTGGAAATCATCTGCAACATTAGAAACTTTTTTAGCTGTTTCAGATTCTGTTAGAGCTTTCTTTGTTTCACTTCCCATAAATGAGTCGTATTTTTCTAGCAGTCTTTGGTCTATAGGTCTACCGTCTACAGTTGTTCCTTTTTCTTGTAGTATTTCAGCAGTTGCTCTTTGTCTTGCAGTTTTTTCATTCATTTCTTCTTTTTTCACATAGTCTGCTGTTCTTTTTTCAATTAGTAATTTATCTTGTTCTGTTAAAGAATCTGTTATTTCTTTTTTATTTTGTGCATCTTTCTTCATTCCAGAAATAACATTAGAAGCATCATTTTTTATTGTATTTATTGCTGGTTGCATAATTGTTCTTAAAGCATTTGCTGTCCCTCCGACTCTAGTAGCTGTCGAACTAAATTGTGATGCTTGTTGTAACATTTGACTTGCTCTTGACTTAACTTCATTCCACAAATTGTTATTAGGTTGTGGATTTTGAGTAGATTGTGTTCGTGGCATCGTTTGTTTAATTTCTGTTTTAGGTCTTAATGCTCTTTCTTCTTCTTTTATTTCTTTATATGACTTATATCCCTGTTGTTCCGCATATTCTTGTCTTTTTTTTCTTAATTCACTTTTTGTCATAAATGCCTCCTAATCCTCAGCATTAATATATTCTTTCATATAACTTTTAATATATTCTTTATCTGTTGTTCCTAAATTTAATCGGTCAACATATTTTTCAACAGATTGATAATTATTAATTTCAGATACTTCTAAAGCTTCTATTATTTGCATTGCTCTTTCACTTACTGGTGTAGACATATCTTCTATATAATCATTAGTTTTGCCTGGAATTTTTGAGTTTAGCTAATGATATTTCATAGTCCCTGTTAGCTTGTTGTTGATTTAAAGCTAAGTTGGCTTGAGATAGCTCATACTCTTTTTGCCAATGTTCATCGGCTACTTGGTCACGATATAAGTTATATCTTAATTGATATGTATTCATCGCCATTTCTATTTTTTGTTGCAATATGCTTACTTCATTTTGTGCTTTTTGCACATTTGCATCTAAATAAGCTTGGTTCATTTGTAAGTCTAAATTACTTTTTGCTCTGTTAACTTCGTTTATTAATGAAGTTACATTACTTTGATAATTGTTATACAAACTTACTCTTGAAGATTCTGCATAACCACTATTCGCTAGCCCTTGTCTTGCTAAAGCTTCTGCATTTGCTCCATATTGATTTTGTTCTTTTTGATAGTTAGCATATAATGCTTTCGCATTTTTTTGTGCATCTGCTTCTAATTGAGCTTTTTGGTGGTCTACTTCTAGTTGTGTTTTCTCAATTCCTGTATCTACTATTTGATTGTTTAATTCTTTTTGTTGTTCTAAATATTCGTTATTTTCTAGTTTTAAATCTTCAATAGCTTGTTGTGTTCCTATCCCATTTAATTGGTCTGCCATTTACTTACTCCTTTCACTATCTTATTTTTACCCATAATACTGTTACTTCACAAGCAGGTAACGAATTTGCATTAAATGAGCCCTTATCATGGTTTGTGAAAATCCAATGTGCTATACAGCTTCCATTTGTTTGATTTGATAAGTAACCATATCTGTAATCGAATTTTTCATCTGTGCTTGTACCTCTTACTCCTATTAATGCTATTGGATAATACCCGCTTTGATTTACTGAATGATATAAATCTGCATTTCTATCACTTGTTGATACAACATAATCATTTCCTTGGTTTTGATAAGAATTTCTAGTTATTAAAAAATCTGCATAAGTTGTCTTTTGGCTTACTGTTGAATTTGTTGAATTTATTGCACTATTCATTGATTGTAAGCTTCCATTTACTGATGTTGTTAAATCGCTTATTGCTTTATTAACATCCCTTTCTAGTTCTGCTAATGAGTCATCTATTTTGTTATTTAAGTTAGTTGATAATAAAGTCATTTCTGCTTCACCAGCTTTTGACTCTACCTCTGGACCTAATATATTGTTTATATACTCTTTTATTTTTTTACCAGCTTCATCAAATTTTGACCTAAACTCATCTGATGTTAAGGCTGGGTTGTCTGGTAATGAACGGATAATATTCAAATCCTCTGTAAATTTTTCCATATTATTTTTCTCCTTCTATCTCTTAGCATATCCGCCTAAGAAATTCTCTATTTCTACTAAAGCTATACCAAATGGTCTATCCATATTGATGTGATTTCCATTTTCGTCTATCTCATCATCTAGATAGAATTTAGTTTGCATATCTATAAATTTCTTCTTCTTAGCTCTATAAATTATGTAAGAATAATCACCATTTGAAAAAGAAAAGTTAGTAAAATCGCCTTTCCATAATGCTTCATCTGTAAATGAAAAACCTTGTGTTGTCGCTGTTTTTAACCAAGTCCATTCGTTCTCTTTATCTGTTTTTACGGCTATTTTTATTCTTCCGTTTGGTATATTCTTAGCTTTTAATATTGTTCCTCTTTTATTTGTTTTCTTATAATGATTCATATATCCAAATGTGTCTCTAGGTGTACACCAATATGCCTCTAGCATTGTGCCATCATCGTTAGTCCCGCCTAATTTACACAATCTTCCATCTTGTGTACCAAAGTATAATTCATTTAGATATTCTCTAAAACAACTTATTTTTACTGGAAATTCCCAGTAGTACCATTCAAACTCTTTTCCATTAGTTCCGTTAAATAGTTGTCTATAGTCTGCTAAATAGATATGTCCGTCTATCGCTACTAGCATAAATCCCTTATGTTCGCATACCCTTAGATTTTCATAGTTTGATTCGTTTATCATTTTTGCATCTACCATTGAACTTGCGTGTGTTACACTTTGTTCATAGTCAATGTTTCCGCTCATTTTCTCTAATCCTTGTCTACTAAAGAAAACTATATTGTCCTTGAAGTTAAATGCTTTTGAATAACAACCTATGCTTACGTTACCTTGTTTTACTGGATAAACTACACCATAGTTATTATCTAAGTTTGGTTGTAAGTTAAATATTGTATCTTTATTTTGGTCATCTGTTTTAAATGCCCATAATACGTTATTTCCTACTACCATTGATTTAACTTTATTGTCATCGTTACCACATTCATAGTAATCTAAGTCAGATACATATGCTGGGTCATTTAAGCTACAATGGAATATTGCGTTAGGAAAATCTGGGTTTCCTGTAAAGAAAATTCTATTGTCAAATGGTATTGCTATTGTGCATTTTGCTATTCTTGTGTTATAGCCGGCTACATTCTTAGTGAATTTAATTATAATGTTATCTTGGTCAAATAAACTCTCAGGCATAACTGGTGCTGTTTTAAATGTTACTCTACCTCTTAATAAATCTACTGTATAATCTGTCGTTACTTCATCGTTTACTATTACTTCATCTACACTATCTATATTTATTGTGTCTAAATAATAATCTGTACTTGTGCCGTCTGCTCTAAATCTGTTTTTTCTAGTTCCTGTTAATACATTTGCGTCCTCGTAATCTTTTCCGCCTCCTGTTGGGCTTCTTGTAATTGTTGTTGTTGGAATATATGCACTATCTGCTACATTTGTTATATCTGTTCCATCATATCTTAAATAATGTTCTCCATCGTTTATATATAAGTAATCTCCAAACATATAAATGTATGATTCGACATCATTTAATCCTTCATACAATAGCTTTTTAACACTTCCGTCTAAGCTTGTTTCGTATAGTTTTGTTCCACTATGTATGATTATCTTTGTTCTTGATAAACAGTATATGGCATTTATAACACTATCAAACTGAGTTATTGTCTTATATCCGAGGTCTTGTTTCAATCAAGTTTGACTCACTTGTCGAGTATGATTTCCAAACGTTTTTACAGTCAGGACTTCTTTTTATATCAACTAAACTAGGTGGATTTAATAAATCAATGCCTCTAAAGTTTGAATAAACTCGTGGCATTGAAGAACCTATACTATATGCCCCCATTAATCAAACACTCCTTCACTAAAACTTGCTGACATTCCCATTTTGTTGCTATTTAATAGTTGTAATTTTCTATTTAATACTCTTTCAAATGCTGTATAATCTTGTCCGTGGGTCCGTTTTGAATAAGTCACCAGCAACTATATATGGTAATATCATTGCTAAATCTTGGTCTATTTCCAATTCGTATGAATCGTCTGTTTCTTCTGTTATTGGTTCTATAAATGGGACGTATTCTACAAAATATGTATAATCTTCCTCATTTGATAGATATATATAATCTGCTATTATTTTGTATTTACCATTAGCTTCATTATTGTTTGCATCTAAGCTAGAAATTGACTTTATTCTTTTGCAGTTAGGCATCTTTACTCGTTCATAACCAGCTTCTTCTGCTTTTCTTACACTTACTTCTTTTATTTTTGGAGTTGTACGATATGTTGAAAGTTCTTCATAAGCTGGTGCATATAATAAAGCCACTTTTTCTTGTATGTCTGTGTCATCTGTAAAAAATGTGTTATTAGGTGCATATTCATCACATAAAGCCATAAATATTTTTTTATTCTCTCCGTAAGTCATTTAAAACTCCTTTCTATTTTAATAGTTCCATTACTCCCTCTATTTCTTCTAGTGTTTGGAAGTTCTCGTTTGTTGCTGTATAACCTTCGCCTTCTATCCAGATTAGTCTTGTTCCTATTGGTAATACGTATGTTATTTTGCTTTCCTCACGCATTGCTACTCCGTCATCAATGTTTTGTTCATAAACTATTTCTGTTGTAAAAACTCTACCTTTTATTGTTTGTTGTACTTTTTTCTTTTGAGTTTTGTCTGAGCTTTCAAGTTCAAATTCGTCTTCTACGTCTGTATCTTCTTTGATTTCAAGACATAGAAATGGTTTAGGTATAAATCTTTGATATACCTTCATGCAGTCTTTTTGCTTTTTGTCTTTGTTAATCTCCATATTTTTCTCCTTTCGTATCATTTAGGAGTTGCACCTAAATATAAAAATCTCTTTTGATACATAAAAAGGGGTGCCGAACACCCCTTAATTTAATTAAACTCTTGTTAACCAAGCTGAATCTGCTCCGTCTACTGTTTCTTTAATAGCATAAGCTTCTTCTGCTCTTGCTACTACTGCACCATAAACCATTAATCCTTTGAATAATGTTGCAAATCCTTTTTCTTTGCTTATAGCTTGTACTTTTTCGATTTGTTCAGCATAAGCTAAAGCTTTGTTTGTTCTTATGAAGTTATATCTTACTTTAGAAGCAACTGGTAATCTGTTTTCGATGAAAACGTCTACCATGTTGTATCTTCCAACAGCACCTCTTTTGATTAATTCTGGGTTGTTTGTGTTTAATTCTGTTAAGTATTTTCTTAATTCAGAATACATTTTTGGAGAAAATTCTCCGTTTAATGTTTCTGCTGGAGATACGTTTCTCTCGTATAATTTAACTAAACCATCTTCGATAGCATCTACTACGTTTCCTTTATTAGGTGTGATAGCTGTTGCAGAAGCTGAGATTTTTCCGTCAGCTACAGCTTTATATAATGTTGCAGAAACAAATTCGTCAGCATCTAATGCTAATGCTTTAGCTGTTTCTTTCATGTCAGCTTCTACTGCACCTGGTATAGCTTGTACTTTATCGATATCATCGTATTCTTTTCCGAAATATCTTTGTTGGTTGATTTCTAAGATAACTTCGTCTCCGTCTACGTTATCGAATGTAATATCTGTACCTTGTACATAGTTTCTGATTTGTGTATCACCTAATTTTGTGATATGTAATTTTGTTCCGTATTTGATTTCACTATTGAATGAATAATCTGAGTGTTTTCTCATAGATGTGATAACATCTAGGTTTTTCATAATTGCTTTTGACCATAATTCTGGTTTAAATATACTTAAATTTGACATTTTAATTTCTCTCTTTCTACGTTATGACTATTTTTCGTAGAATTTTGCTAATGATTTCATCGCCTTGTCATAAATTTTAGGATTATCTAAGTCCTCGGCAGTTAATGCCATATATTCGTCTACTGTGAAGAACTCGTCCCCACCCATAGACTTAATATCTCTTGCACTTCCGTGGATTAAAAGGTTCAGCTTCTTTTTGTATGTCATTTAATTTGCCATACATTTCAGCTATATCTTTTAAAGATGTTTCACTTGAAAATTTATTAGAAAAAGCTTTGAAATCGTCACTTTCTACCATTTTCTCGTCATATCCGATTTCTTTAATTTCTTCTAATTGTTTTTGTCTAGCTTTTTCAAGCTCTTGTTTTTGAAGATAATCATTTAATTCTGCATATGTTTCTTCTTCTCTATCGTTTCTCGTACGATTAGCTAAACGATTTACTTCTTCATTTACAGCATTAAAATCATTTTCTTCTAAAATTTGTTGAGCATCGTGTTTTCCTAGCACTTTCGCATCTTCTTTTGAAGTTGTTTGTGTTCTTGGAATTGTCACGTTATATTGCTCCTCTGACATATCAAGCAATTCATCGATACTGTTTTTCTTTGTTTGTGTTTTCAAAACATCGATTAATTGGTCTTTCTTGAAATTTTCTTCATTAATATCACGCATTTTACGAGATATAGCTTTATTAAGCTTTGTTTGAAAATTCCCTTCCCATTTTGCTTTCATGTCGTCTACTTCCTCTTGTGAGTAAGTTTTAATGTCATTATCCATACTGCCTCCTTCGATTTAAAGTGTCCCCACTATTGATTCGACTTATAGTCCCCCGACTTTTATTTGTACCCTACTTATAAAAGTAGAATGTTAAAGACATAAAATTAGAGAGTAGCCTACTCGCTACCCTCATCTATATTACTTGCTTCTTCTAGTTGTGCCTCAGTTACATAGTATGTTCTATTACATCTTGGGCATTGAAATTCAAATTTATTGTCCTTCGTGAACTGTAAGAGTTTCAGTTCCACCAGATGACACATCTTGCATTGCATTTGCATCGCCTCCCATCATTTGACCTTCATTTTCCATGATTACTTGTTGCATAGCACCCATCATAGCATTTGCTTGTTGTTGTAACTTAGCGATTTGTGCTCTTGCTTGTCTACGTTTTTCTATCATATTTTCTAGTTTATCTTTTGGCATTGCACTTCCTTGAGGTAACATTAATGTGTATTCCTCTATAGTTATCAATCCTTTTAATAGTAAGTTTTCTAAAGATAGTTCTTGTGCATATTTGTCATATGCTGTTGTTGGTGTTATATCTATCTTCAAGTTCATATCTATCTTTTCAAGTTTAGCTTTTGTTATTTTTAAAGGTTGTTCAAAAGACTCTACTTGACCTAGTTCGTTATAGCTTTCTACAACTGTATAGATATTTAAACCTTGTGAGAAATATACTTTAATTAGTTCGTACATAATTTTTGCACAATCTTCTAAGAAATACTTGAAGTTCTCTAATTGCTCATTGATAGGTTGTTGTGAAGCTTGTTGGATAGCCAAAATAGCTTTACCAGAGCTTCTTTCTGGGTCTATTTGACCTGTTGCTGTATCACCAGCACCTGCAAGTTCTCTTGTAGAGCTTATCAAGTCATTTTGTAGGTTATAAGCATCTGGACTTATTTGTGCTGGATTTAAGTAAGTTACTAAACTTCTTACATCGTCAGCTTTCATTCCGTTAACTTCTATTGTTGAACCTACTTGTGAGAATGAGTTTTTATTCTTTACAAAGTCACTTGCTACTACAAGTTTAGGATATGCACCTAATTTTACAGCTATCGCTCTACGAGTTGCTGTTTTGTTGATTTCACGTTGGTTTTCAATTAAACCTCTTACCTCTGAAACCCCTCTTGCATAGCCTCTTTCGTGTTCCCAAGTATAATGTGCTACTGGATATAGCTTACATTTTGTTCTTTGTGGTCTGATTATTTCGCAAGTTCTTGTAGATTCGCTATACCAAACTTCACCATCGTCCATTCTTTGGAATTTCTTGATTACTAGACACATTGGAGATACTTCGTCTTGCATAAAATCTCTACCTTGTTGTTCTTCTATCTCTATGTCAGATACAATTCCGTCTATTTCTTCATCTAATAAACTATTTAATTTCTTATCTTTATATACCCTTGCTAAACGTTTAACTTCTGATACAGGTTTTCTATATGTTATTAATATGTAAGGTTGTGCTTGTATATCTGGTTCATTCTCGTTCCCATAGTAGATATTGTTTTTATCAATTTCTTCTAAACAGATAGCATTTTTATCATCATTTACATATTGATATAGGATACCTTCGCTATTGATAGCACTTGCACTAACGATACTTCTTACAATCTTACCACCTTGTGCCTTTTCCCATGTACGAGAAGCAAACTGTGTTAAGCCTTTTGCAATATCTTCCATCTCTGCAAGTTCTTCTTTAGTTGCATATGTATTAGGGTTAAATACAAACTCATAGTTGTTTTGCTTTACAATGGTTGATTTATACTTGATAATAGGTTTTACTATGTTTAATGTTACAGGTTCTGCTTGTGATTTAGGTTTATTTAAGCCTTCCCATTGTCTACCGTGATAGTAGTCATAGTTTTCTTTCCCTTCTGCATACATACCTAATCTGCGATTGTAGTTCTTGCCTATCTCATATAAATCCCATGTATTTGTCGTTTTAAATTCTTTTTCATACTTATTCATCTATTTCACTCCAAATTCATCTACAGATTTCATAAATTCTTGCAAGTCTTTTAAGTCTTGATACTCTTTGTCCTCTTGTTCTTCTTGCCTTTTCTCTAGTTTTCTCTTTCTATACACCTTTCTAACTGTTGGTATTTCGTCTTCTTTATGCATATAAAAGCCAATAAAAAGACCAGCCACAAAACATATGACTGGTATAATTCCATTTAGAAATGCTAACATTATTCGTCACCTTTCTTTCTACGTGATACTTTTATTGTTCCCACTTCCAAAATGCTTGATTTTTCATTCTCATCGCTTTTAGACACATCTTTTGCAGGTGTCTTATCTGCAGTTAATTCTTTAACTGCGTATTTTTCTCTAAATACAGATTTTTTCACTTTAAAATACCTCCTATACTCTTACTAATTCTTCACCATAATCGTGTGTATTTACTAAATCGTCTACACCTTGGTAATCACTTTCTATACCGAAAGGACTAAAATCTGGTGCTACCTGTATTTTTGGTAGTACCTTCTTATAGTTCTTACTTTGCCATTCCTTTATATAAAAGGCTATTGCTAAGCCCATTACCAAGTCATCGTGTGCGTTATCATCTGCCTCTGCTCTACCTCTATCATTTACTATAAAAGTAAGCATTTCCTCTAATGTCTCTCTATCATTTATTAGATATATCTTTTCTACTACTATTCTTTGCAATTCAGCTAGTATCAACGGTCTTGTTACCCTTGTTGTCTTGAATCCAAAGCTACTTTTCTTACCATTTTTGTATGTATCCTCAGTTGTTCTTATAAATTGGTTGTTATAACCCAATCTATCAAGCTCTTTTATAGGATATGTGCTAAAGTTAGCCTCAATTCCTACTAAAGCGTTGTTATAATACAGTCCTAAGCAGTACATTTGACGTGTATATTCAATTTCATCAAATTCTCGTCTTAAAACTGCTACTTGTCTGCCGGTTACATTGTTTATTACGTGGGCTGTAAAGAAATCGCTTCCGCTCTCCGAGCCGTATCACCGCCCGATTGCATATGGTGTTCTCGGTTCTACGTCCTCATATATCTTGATAAATCCGTTTCTTGCATCATCTACCCACTCAAAACTGATTATCCTTTGGTATTCCTCACTATAAACATAGTTAAAATAGCCTCTTTTATATGGAGCTTCTATTTCTTCTATCCTTCTATTTACTCGTTCACTATCAAAATAGCTTTTACCAAGTGTTCCCCAGTGCCCTAAACAATAAACTTCATAATAATATGGGTTTAAGTTCTTGAAATTCTCTAATACTTGCTTATCTGCATCGCTTAAAAACTTGTTATCTTTATATGTGCTAAAGCATACTGTCGCTTTTTCTACTTCACCATCTACAAAATGTCTTTTAATCCAATGTGTTATATTGATAGGGTTGAATGATAGCACCATTTGTTTCTTAGAACTACCACCTCTTAAACGTACTTTTAATTGGTTTATGTCTGATTCGTCACATTCTGTTGCCTCCTCTACCCATATATCTGTTAATTCACCACTTTTAAATGTAGTAGATTTTACTTTTTCAACGTCATCTAACCCTTTAAAGATTACTTCGTTACCATTTTTGCATCTTATCCTCAAATTACTCTCAGATATGTCAAATAAACTACCCATATTCCAGTTACTTATTACTTGCATAAATAACGCAAATGTTGAGTTCCTGTTTGTATCTCCTGTCTGTCTTACTACTAATAGGTTCATTTTGCATTTAAGTAGCTTATATACCCATCTTTGCACTATAAAGTATGACTTACCGCTTGAACCTCCGCCATAAAATACTAAATATCTGGAATCATAGTCCTCTAAATATGGTAAATAGATGTCGTTAAATACCTTCTTGTCTATATTAATATTCATAATTACCTCTTTTATATAGTATCGCCTATACAAAAGCTCAAGCCCTTTTTCCCTATCTTTTTACTTCTCTCGACTATATATTTTATATAGGCAATACAAAAATAAAGACCTAAGGTGTTATTCGACATTCATCGAAACTGCCTCGGTCTTTTATTTTCTAAAAATATTTAATTCGTGGGTCCCTGTTTTCGTAAAAACACCCCCACCTATCCTTCATCAATGCTTTTTGCTAACTCCTCAGGTATCGGCTCGCCCTTTACCCTCTTGTATTCTCTCGCTAAATACTTCATTATCTCTAACTTATTATATACCTCTATCTTACTGTCTTTATCATCTACCTTCTGGATTATGTACTTAGTACAATATCTCTGTGTCTTACTTGAATAGAATCTCTTACTTGTATATACATAAAAAAGCCCTTGTTGCTCTAATCCTAATATTAACTTGTCTATTAGCTTCTTTGGGTTTATAGCCATATGCCTATTCCCCTTCCTCTAACTCTTTTACTATCTCAGCATCATCTACTAAGTTTACATTTATATCCATATTTGTATCTGTTTTTACTCTGTCTGTATATAATTGGTTAGCTTTTCCTAATAACTCTAATGCTTTTAGTCTGTCTTGGTTACTTACATCTAAACCAAAAGCATCTTTCTCTTCACCTCTTATTATCCTTGTTAATGTTTCTAGTATCTCCTCTGTGTCTGCTATCCTCTTGTTAGCTGTCCCCATTTGGTCCATTCTCTCTTTTATTATATGACCATATTTTCTTAACAAATAGTTTCCTATAGCTGTGTTCTTATCTGAGAAACCTGCTTTTCTTCCAGCTTTATTTGCATCTTGTAATTGTATGTAATATTCTACAAATGCCTTTTGCTTATCATTTAACTCCTCATATGTCTTCTTTGTTGGTTGTACTTTTCTACCATTTGGATTTGGTGCTAGTCCTCTGCCCATATGTTTTCCCTCCTTCTTTCAGTATTATTAATAAACACTATGTAAGAATATAAATACCTTGTATATTCCTTATCTAATCTAGAATGATGATAAGGTTTCCGCTTTGCCAGTTAATTACTCTGGTCTTATCCCACTATTCTTTTATATTCCTACATACTATCTGTTAAATAAATATAAGAGAGTATAAGTAGCGATTATACTCTCTTTCGGTTTTCCTATGGCAATAAACAAACCTTAGTGTTATGATAAACACTATGTAAAATATATGTCGGAGAAGCAACAATATCTTATCTATTGTTGAATATCATATATTCTACATACTATCTATCGAGCCTCGGTCTTTTATGTATAATTTATATTAGAGGATAGATACTATACTCTCAGAATGATGGGGGTATCTTTGGGGGAGTGCCCTTTGTTTTTCCTTTATAAATAACACGCACGCCTACATACGCAAGCACTACACACACTACAACTATATGTATATATCTCTACTATATAGGTGTAACATTGCACAAAATATGTATTTTGTACATTGTTTAATATGCCTTGTATTACAGTTGTATCAATGCTTATACGTCTTTTTTGGTATTTTCGTATTTTGTATTTCCTTCTTATTTATAGTATAAAATTTGTTTTGATTTATTCATTTTTACTATTCCTTATTTTTTCATTATTTTTTATTATTTTTTTATTATATTTTTATTATTCTTTTTTATATGCTTTATTTATTCCCTATTATTACATAAAAATAACGTTGTAATTACTCTATCAAGGCTTACAACGTTTTTATCAATTATTATCTTCTTATTATATACAATTTTTTGAAATCTTTTTCGTAATGTTTTTATAAAATATTATAGGCTTTTTATTTTTTGATTTTTTTGATGATTTTTTATATTTTTTTCTTTTTTGTAAATTATTTTTTTGTTTTTTGTAAATTTCTTTTTTATTTTTTTGTTTTTGTTTTTGTTTTTTTGTTGTTTTTATAAAATCAAAACCATTTTATCATAATTGTCAATTTTATATTTTGATTATAGCATACTTAAAGCGAACATATCGAACATAATAAAAATTTTTTATCTTTTTTTATTATTTTTATACTTTTTTATATTATATTGAAAAATTTTTTATAGATTTTTTTATTGATATTTCAACACTTTTATAATTTCCTAAAAATTTTTTTTAAAAATATATTGACAGTGTACTTACATAATGCTATAATGTAATCACAGTAAACAACAACACAAGTTTACAAGTACTTTGAAAATTGAGGTGATAAAATGCTAACAGATAAAGAAAAATATGAAAAAAGAAAACTTGAAAACAAAAAATATAATGCTTATATACCTTTATTTATGAGCAAACCGTTTGATGAGAAACTAAAAGAAAATAACATGACTTTTACAGACTTCTTAAAACAAGCGATTGAGAAATTTATCAAAAGAAATTAAAAAATATTTAAAAAAAGTATTGACAATGTAATTACACTATGTTATAATATAATCAAGTTAAGCAACACGGCAAATATGAAGACAAGGCAAAGTCGAAAAATACCGCTCGAGTGTAAAGCTTAAAAGATAAAATAAAACATAATAACCAAGTCAATATAAAAAAGAGTATAGCAACGGCAATTGCTACACTCTAACAAGCGAAAATACAAAATAAAAGCACGACCAATCATTTATATATTATACGCTCTTTTTGTATTCTAGCATATTAGAGTTAAAAGTGTCAAGCTATACACCAAAAAAACTAAAGAAAACGAGGTGTAAAAGATGAGATTACAAAAAATCATTAATTATTTATTAGGTTGTATTCCCTTTGTGGTGGAATTTCTAATAATAACAGTTGTAACAACATTACTGGCTTATATAGTTTTAGTAATAGACTACAACACAAACAAAAAAATTTGTAAATACTTAAGAAAACAAGCACAAAAAATAAAATAAAAATGAGGTGTAAAAAATGGAATTAAATGGTTTTATTTATGATATCAATTACAAAGGTAAAAAAATATATTGCTTTATAGCAAGCGATAAAAAAAGACGAAATACAAACGACGCAATAAGAATATATACCGAATTAGAAAAAATATTAGATGTAAACAAAGAAAAATACGGCAATATATACGAAACAGTAAAGAAAAAAAGCATTGAAACAATTAAGGAAAAAATGGAAAAAGTAGCAGTAAATAAATATAAAAACTTCTACGGTATACGCGGAAAATACTACGGCTTTACAACTGATGAAAATGATGAAGTTGTTATTTTAAATTAATTAAATAAACGGCGGTTGAAATATACCGCCAGGAAATAAAAATATAAAGGTTAAAAAGGTAGAAAAAATGGGAACTATAAATTATAAGAGTAATAAATATATAACTTTAGGAGTAAATATGCTTAATATTTACGAAGAATGTAAAGAGCTAGAAATTAATGATTTTCATTATTGTGTTGATGATGAAGTAGAGACTTTATGGGAAGAAATATCAAACACACTTTTGAAATATACATTTGAATATTTTGAAGTTGAACTAGTAAACGGCTACTCCGACGGCTTTTATTTAGATATAAACGACAAAGGTTACATATATTTTGACAATACAAAAGAAAAAAACGATACATTAAAAGAGGCTACAAAATTAAAAGAATTAATGCTGGAGCTTGTAGAAAATGGACTTGTTGCTTGTTTTCCAGGTTGGGCTACAACATATCTTAATACAAAAGACACTGTAAAAGAGATAAACAAGGCTATTAAGGAAATAAAAAAAGATATTCAAACAATACCAACATATAGAAATTATAAAAAGGAGGCTTAAATTATGAAATTAAAAGTATATAGAAATGATGAACTAGTAAATGAATTTGGAAACGGTCACGCAACACGTAGTTTCTTACAAGCTTTAGCTAATAAAGCAATACACGCAATGGACGTTCGCTTTAAATATAGAAATAACTACACGGAATTTCAAACAATTACTGAAATTATAAAACAAAATACATTAAATGGAGTTGATATATATAAATATGAATATATAGACGTCCCAGTACATTGCGGTCAAGTAGACGTTAACCAAATCTTGACTGAATATATGGAATATATGGCAAGTGTAAATATATAATTGAAAGGTTTAAATGGTGGTTAAAATGAGTTGTTTTATATTAAGTGATGAAAATTTTGAATATATGAAAGAAAAAATATATAAATATATGTTGAGTGACGAGGGTTCATATCTTGTATATGCCTTTGAAGATATGCAAGACTATTACAAAAAAGCTGATAAAATAGCTGAATTTGTAAATAAAAACGTAAACTATCTACACAAAATTAATATTAAAGGTGTTAATGAACGCTATAACGATAATGACGAGCGAGAAATGACTAGCGACATTGAAGTAAAAGATATCTATAGTACTAAACTATCTGATAAAGAGTTAATGCAATTATATCAATGTTTACGTTGTTTAGCTTATCAAATCGAAATCGATTACAATAACGAGTTTTTAACAAAAGTTAAAAATCATATAGCTTGTACTGTAACTGATAGACAAATTGAACGCTTTAATGACAAAATTGACGATATGTACGATACATTCGAGGAAAGATATCAACATAGAATAGTTTGGGGCTTTTAATAGCCCCCTAGAATAAAGGAGTGATTAATATGTTAGAAAATAAAGTTAAAGAATTAGAAAAAGCAAAAAAAGCTGTACAAAGTTGTTTAGATAATGCAAATTGTTGGGTTGATATGCACGGATTGGCATATTGGGCTGGACGTGTTGAAAAATTAAGAAATGAAATAAAAGAATTGTTATAAAGGAGTGATTAATTATGACTGAATTAGAAATTTTAGCTGAATTAAAAATATCTTATATTAATATTGAAGATATTATTGACAATGCAAGCTTTGAGCAAGTGGGCTTAAAAGATACATTAATACAAGCAAAAAATGCAATCGAGGAAAAATATGCCGAAGTTTATAAAATAGCCGAAGATAGTAACGCAAACTTATATTATAAAGGGCATAAAATATCTAATTGTGTTTGCTTCGATTATATGGAAAATAATTTTGAATATTATATGATTTTAGATGTAGACACAAAAGAAAATTTGTATTGGTATGGAGATTATAGATTTCAAACAGAATAAAGGAGTGATTGATATGGAAGATTTTAAAAAAGATTTATTTGACGCATACGAAAAACATTGCGTTGAAATAGTATATGAAAATGGATATACATATATTGACGAATTAATTGATAGCTTTATGAATGTAGTTGATTTTGATTTAAGATATACGGCTGGTATTTTAGAAGATATGGAAGAAATATTCCATACAAGCGATATTGAAGAAATAGAAAAACAAATTGAACATATGATAAAAGACTATGAATATGATAATTAAAAGTATTATAAAATGGTTAGGAGTGTTATAAAATGGTTATAGATATTGAAGAGTTTGAAAACAAATATGAAGAAAATTATAAAATGTTATATCAAAATGATTGTGGCATAAAGGGTTATTATGGAAAAATAAACAAGTATAATAGATTAACCAAAAGAAGTGACGTAAAAGAGTTGCTAAAAAGATTTATTATACACCGTGGAGATTTTATCTCAAGTGATAGAGAATGTGTTGCCTTTGTGCTAACATTAGAAAATTATATGTAGAGGTGGTTTTATGATAAAAATGATAAAATGGTATAGAATAAAAAACCTAAAAGAGCAAGTTGAAACAATGGAAAATAAAATACTTAAACAATGTAGAAATATAACATTAAGTGACTTAAAAGAATTTGAGGCTACATATCACAAAATGCAATGTCTAATTGCTGGTATAGAGTAATTTGTTAAACATAATAAAAAAGTGGTTTAAAATTCATTCTCATAGCAAATAACGGCAATAAAAGAGAGCTTAATACTCTCTTTTTTCTTCTTGACTTTCAAAATATCTATTTAGGCACATTCTTGCACTATCTTCGCTAGGCATATCAAGTTCTTGTGCAACTTCGTTCCAAGTTTTCTTGTCTATATATCTAAAATTAATAATAAGTCTAATTTTAGGGTCTTCTATTTCTTCAAGTTGGTCTTCAATTTGTTTCTTTTTTTCTTGTAATTGTAACTTGAACTTATTTCGCCTTTCGTAATACTCGTCAAGTCCTGTTTTTTTCTCTAGTCCCTCGATTAATACTGTGTGTTGAACATAAGGAAATTGAGCTGAACTAGCACGAACACTATCAACAACCACTTCGGCTGGTTTGTAATTCTCTATTTTGCTATCATAATATTTGATTTCTCTATCTAAATAATCTAATTGTTCTAGGTCTTTTTTCCTTAACATCGTGAACTCCTTTCTTTAGTTACTAATTAATAAATAATTTCATACTGTTCATTCAATTCTTCTATTTCATTTTCTATGGCATCTATAGTTTTTTGAAATCTGTGTAATTTATTTATTTTTTCTTGTATCTGTAAATCTATTTCTACCTCTCTTTGTCTTAATTGTTCAATCTTCGTTTGAGATAATTGTGTTTTTAATTGGTCTACAATTCTTTCACTTTTCTCTAATTCAATTATCAAGGCATTTATATTATTTTGTTTCATTTGATTTACTGTGTTTGCTATACCTAGTTGTTTGTTTTGTGCTTCAATATATTCTGAAAGAGTTTTTGAATCTTCGGCTCTTATTTCAAAATACAATCCACTCTTTATAGATTCGTCTAACATTTCTAATATTTCTTCAATAGTTCTTTTATCTTCCATACTTTACTCCTTTATTTTTTTATCTAATTGTTTTATTGCTTTTATTATTTCATTGCCTTTTTCTTCTATGTACTCACATATATTTGTATAACCTCTAAATGGTCTTATACTTAATTCTTCTATTGCTTGTATATCTATTTCTTTATTTTCTTCTGATAGAATTTTAAATTTCATATATATTAAATCATCAATAGTGATTTCGTCTATCAATGAAACTTCCATATTTTTGTCAAACACCACTCTGTCTACGGTATTTGTTACTAAATATATGTTCCCATCTCTATCTTCTAATCTAGTTCCGTTCTTTTATTTCTCCATCTCTAATCATTCTTAATAGTTCTACACCATCTACTATTTTATTCATACTTCCTACCAATTACCCTTTCCCATTCTTCTTTTTGTTTTTCTATCTCTTTTGATTTATAATCTCCATATAATGATATTAAGATTATAAATATATATGTTATTGTTAATACTGCAAACATTTAATCTCCTATTAATTTAAGTCTATATTATTTTCTTTTAACATTGTCTTTTTTACTTTTATTGTATAACCTGTTCCATAATAACCATTTCCATCTGAACCATCTACTTGCAATAATTTAATTCTTGTATCTTCGCAAAATACAAATATTTTATAAGAAGTATTATCATAATTTTCTTTATCTTCTACATATCCATCACAAACAAATTCTACATTTGTTATTGCATTATCTACTTCATTTAATTTAGTTATAGAGTACCACCCATTAGAGCAACCACCACAACCTTCATTTGCTACAACTTTTAATATTATTCCGTTATCTAATATCAAATTATCTCTATCAACTTTTACTTTTCTACCCATAAGTAATTTTTTAATTTCTTTTTCATCACATTCATCTAATTCTATATAATCTCCATAATTCCACATATTCTTACTCTCCTACCTTTTCTACTAAATCTGTTATACCTAGTCTTTTTATGTCTTGCATTGTTGTTTTTTCCTCATCAAAAAACTCTCCCATATCTCTAAGCCTGATTATAAATCTTCTTTTAGCAGTTATTACATAGGTAATTTTTCTATAACTTTTTTCGTATGTTACTCCACCATAATTCACATACTTAAAGTCAAACTGTTCTAATTCTTCTAATTGAACATTGTCTTTTATCTTATACATATTCTTACTCTCCTAATATTTCTTTTAAAATATCTGCTTGCCACAACAATAAAAAAAATTTTTCATCTGCACATGTTGTTTTAGCTCTTTTTTCTTCTATTTCTTTTATTTTATCTCTTATCTTATCTCTCCAAACACCATCTTTATCGGCTACACCTTTTATATATATTGTTGTATAATCTCTATCTTCTTGTTTTTCTAACTTTTCTATATAAGCTAATAATGTTTCTAAACTTTCATAAGCAATTACAGAATTTTCATTATCATAAAAAGAAAATTCTTTCCCTCTTTCTTTTATAAATTGTTTTAATTGTTGTGTCCTATTTATTGCCTCTTCTACTTTTTTAGTTCTCATATTATTCTCCTTCTATAATAATACTTGTTGTTTTTGTATCATCATAATTTTTTATGCTTAATATTTTTCTGTCTTTATATTCTTTTTCAAATTCTTCTTTGCTCATTATTCCTTTAAGTTTGAATTTTTTTATTAAACCAAAATATTCTATTACCTCATATTTTTCATATTTAATTTTGTTCATCTTCTACCTCACGTCCTAACCATTTGCATCTTTGTAATAAGTGTAATGCTAATGTCATATAATCTTGTATTTGATTTTCACTTGGTTTTTCATTATAACTACAAATACTTAATAAAGTATCACAACCACTACAAGAGCCATAATAAGTATTTGTATATACGTATTCTTCTACACTCGGTTGATAAGTGTTTAATGGTATTATAAATATTTGTGTTCCTTGATAATCTCCATCATCTATTACTGTCATATTTTTTACATCAAAACCGTTCATCTAATGGATATTCATCTAATTTTTTTACATAAGGGTTTATAACCTTTTCAAATAATTTTTTTACTATTTTCTCATATTCATCATATTCATCTTGATTTGTATTTCTAAAATAATTTTCTAATTTTTCTTTATTTTTTTCCCAAGCTTCTATAAATTCTTTAATCATCTTTCTCTACCTCTTTTCTTGCCCAGTCTATGATACATTTTCTATATTGCAACTACACACTATTTTATTTTTTATATTTGTTTCTCTTTCTTTTACTGTAAATATGCTACTTATTAAAACTACAAATAATAAAAAATATACTGCTAAAATTATTCCCAATAACACATTATCACTCATTTTTGCACCTTCTTTCTCAAATATTCTGTAAATTCTTTAACATCATTACAACCTGTAAATTCATTCATATAACCTTCCACTATTTCTTCAAACATCTTTTTATATGTTTCTAGTTCTTTTCTTAATTCTTTAAATTGAGAATGTCCCTCAAAACATATCTTTTCTTTTAATTTATAATTCAGTCTGTTTATTTCTTCTTGAAGTTTTGCGTTATCTTGTAATAACTCAAAATTTTCTTTTCTTAATTTGTAATTTTCTCTTTTTATATCTAATGTTTCTTCAATATCTTTATTGTTTTTGTTCATTCTCTACCTCTTTTCTTGCACTTTCTATAAGTATTTCCATATTATTTACTGTTACCATATTAAACATTGGGTGATGAATTGATAATATTTCCTTTGCCAATCTCTTTGCTATCTTTTTATATGTTTCTAGTTCTGATAATGTATTTTCTATTGCCTTATAATGTGCTTGACTATAACTAGGCAAATTTCCTAATCTCATTTGACTTTGTGACCATTCAAGCTCTTTTATATCTTTATCTATATTCATTTAATCACCTCTAATCTACCCACCAATTAACAACATATATCTATATAACAGATATAAAAATGTTATGGTGTATATAATAAATATTGCTAATACTATTAGCATTGTTTTTATAAAATCTTTCATTAATTTTCTTTCCTTTTTTCAAAAAAATCTTCTATTTTGGCAATTATTTCTATACCAATAGGAATAATTACAAATATTAATATAAAACATTCCACCAAACACATAAATTCATCTAATGGTGTGTGTAATATCTCTGGTTTAATTAACCAGCCAAATAAAAATTCTTTCATTTTCCGTTCCTTTCACCTTATATTTGTTTGTTCTCGCTTTCCCATTTTTATTTTAATTTTTTGCCACATATTGGGCAGTAGTTTATTTTTGTATCCTTTTCATCGGTTGTAATTCTGAATATTCCGTTCAGTTTATATATTTTAGATTTACTATTAGAAAAAGGTCCTTTTAAATCACAAAATTCACATTTGCCACCATCTCTCGTAGCAATTAGTTCATCATCATCTAAATCCATTATTTTTTCCTCCATTTTCTTTCGTTTTTTACTGCATTGTAAATCATATATTGTCTAGTCAATTCAGTTACTTTAGCATATATCATTACAGATTCCATTTTCTTTTTTAATTTCTTCGATTTCCACATATCTTTCATCTCTTTCTTTTAGTTTCATATCTGAATAATAACTGTCATATAGTGTCATAAAATCTTCAAATTCTAATGTAACTTTCCACTTTTTGTTATTCTTTCTGTGGAAAACTGTAGGAATTTGTCCTGCTTTTGAATCTCTTATTGATTGCTCCATTGCTTTATCTATGTTTAAATTCTCTACTCTCTTAACTTCTAAGTGAATATAATCTAGTCCGACAACGTCTTCACCTTCTAGTCCACTAAATTGTTGCCCTCGTCTTACGTTATAACCACGTTCCCTTATTAATCTTGAAATCTCACGCTCTCCATTCGCACCCTTAGCTCTACTATTTATTTTTCCCATTTCATTTGTGTTCCTTTCTCAATTTTCATCTCTTTTTGATAAAATTCACATTGCAATTTTAATTCATCAATATTGTATTCAAGTCCAGCACAACCCATACAATATCCTCTATCGAAAATTTCACATTTACCTTTCAAATTCTTCATCGATTCTCCTTTGCATTTCTCTTTTATTTTTTGCCCTATTATATTTCTCTTTAGGTGGTTCTATTTCATCTGAGAATGAAATCTCAGCCACTTTTATATCAATACCGACTAATTTGTTGCATCGGTATATCAACAAGCTCTATTTTACATTCTTTGTATTCCTGTAATGCTTTGTTTAGTTTTGCTCTTTGTTGGTCTGAGACTTGTTCTACAAAATCGTGACAACCTCTGCAAAGAATCGCTCCATTTCTAACACTTGTTTCGCCATTCTCTCTTAATGGTTTTATATGATGAAGGCTTAATTGTTCTCTAATTGATTTACCTTTGTATCTGCATTTAGAATATTTATAACCCTTTATATTTAAGCCTTCGTGTAGCATACATTTTTTTCCATATATTCTTTCAAGTTCTTCTCTTACTTTTTTGTTTTTATTACTCATAGGCAACCTCTATTATTTTCCAAATAATTTTCTAAATATGTCTAATGCTTTTCTACTTGGTTCTTCTTTTTTCAAGTAATAATATCCATATCTTTTGCCAGTCTTTGTTTTTCTTATTTCCATCTCTATTGGCATATTGTATCTATGTCTTAACTGATGTATTGTTGCACTTAGTCTTGTATTTCCCATTCTTTGTATTGCTTCCCAGCTTGTTATATATCCTTGAGTTTCTAAAATATGTTTTACTTCTTTAACATAGTTCATAATTTATTCCTCCTTATTCTTTAGTCCCTTTTGTCTGCATATTCGTATTATTCTTTCTTTTGAACATCGTTTGTCTATATAAAATTTGCAAGTCGAACACATATACTTAATAGTTCGCCATGTTTCGTGGTCGAAACCAGCTCTAACATTCTTATCTATTTGCTTTTTTACCCTCTCTTTTTGTCTTTGAGTTTTCCAACTTGCCATATCCTTTGTTCCTCCTAATTCAAAATTAATTCTCTTATTTTAAGTTCATCTTCTTCTGATATATTTTCTTTTTCTTTTAGCTCTCTTAGAAATCTCATTTTCGCTCTTAAATCGTTTCCGATTTTTTGCTATATATTTATTAAATAAATTAATATAATATTCTTTACATTCTTGTTTGTGTTCAGTTGTTGTTCGGTTGTTGTTCACTTGTTGTTTATTTTGTTGTTCATTTATTTGATACTTATTCCAGTTAAGTATTGTTATTAGTGAGTTTTTATTGCTACTTTGTTGTTCAATTTGTTGTTCGATTTTTAGGTCTTTTATGATTCTATATACTTTACTTTCTGAAATGCTTAATTGTTTTGCTATTGATTTTCTTCCAGTAATTAATTGACCGTGGTTTTAATGTTGTTCTTTTTCCTTTAAAAACCATATCTATTTCTTTGTGAGTTGCATTTAATAATAAATATATCCATACTGCAAAATATTCAGCATCTTTACATACAATCGGATTGTCTAAGATTTTTCTATGTAGCTTAACAAATCCTTCCATTTTACCTCCTAGAATGGTAAATCATCGTCATCACTATATAATGGTGCAAACTCTTGACTTGGTTCTGCACTAGGTGTTGATTCGTCATAATCAAAATCTAATATTACCAAGTTCCATTCTGTCTTTCCGTCTTTTCCTTCTCTTGGTGAGATGAAACCATTTTTGATAAATATATAACTGTCATTGTCTACAGGTTTATTCTTTGCCTCTTGTGCAAAATTGATGAACATACTTGCAAAATATGTTGTTCCATCTGGGTTTTTATTACTAAAAACTGTTCTATAAGATATGTTTCCTGTTACTTCGTTTACTTTTACTTTTACTTTAATTCTTTTCAATATTCCATAATTTTCCATTTTTATTTATCTCCTTTATTTTCTGTTGTTTGTTCAAAATATGTAAAAACTCTTTTACCATTTTTTTCATTTCTTATTGATAAACCAACTATTTTTTTATTAACTATTTTTATTTTTTCTACTATAAATTTATCGTTACAAGATTTCTTTCCGTTTTTATCAAAAAGGTTACAGTCTTCTGCTTTAACCCATATAAATGGTGATGTATAAAGTTCTCTACCTATGCCCCAGTTAAAACCAGCTCTTTTGAAACTATCGCTTGCCTCTCCTTTTTCAGCATCTGAGAAGCTCTCTTTTCCACAATCCCATTTTGTAACCCATACTTTTTTTGTATCGTCCCAGATTGATATTCCACAATAGATATTTCCTTTTAATTCTTTGTGGTCACGTCCCCAGTTCATTGGTCCTACTGTTTCATCTAATATGTCTTGGTCTACCCTCGCATCTTTGTATAACAAAAGCGACAGACCTTTTTCAGAAACAGTTGATATTCTTACGTCTATTTCTTCTGCTTTTAAATCTCTAAACATCATTTCTTAATCTCCTTTTAAATTCATCTTCTAATAATTTTTTCCTATTCAACAAATTTTTATATTCCTCATTAACAATCGCTTGTTCACATACGAGTTGATAATCTGAATATCGTTGTATTTGTTCTTTATATTCCATAATTACTCCTATCTATATCCACTATATTGACGAAAACCTTTATCAAAATAATACTCATATTCTTCGTCTTGTTTATCTTCTTCATCATCGTACACTTCAAACTGATTAACGTACTTTTCTTTTAAGATTTGTCTTATTTCATATCGTAAAGACATTGCTGTTCTGTCAAAAGTTTCAAAAAAAGGTATTTCAGCTTGGTCTAGAATATAATCTAATACTTCATCTTCGTTATCGCTTTCGTAATATAGCTTATTGTTTTTGTCTTCAAAAAAATATTTAATATACGTCATTCCCGCTCCTTCCACGGTACGGAGTACCTGTTTATATCTCTTATAATGTCTATATATGCAATGTCAGTCCTATAAAATTTACAATTCTCACATTTCTTTTCTCTTAATGCAAAACAATATTCTCCAGCATCTGCAAAGCATCGTTTTTCCATTTGATTAATCTCCTTTTATGTGTTATACTAATTAATAGATTAGGTCTTGAAAGTCCCTTATTAAGTCAATAATTTTATGAGATTTGTAATTTGTGTTGTTGTAGTTGTTTTGTACGCAAGTTGACTCTATGTTGGCTAACAGGTATTCTTCATCATCTAATCTTTTTTTGTATAATTCTTTTATCTCTTTTAATTGTTGTTGTAGTTGTTTGTTTTCTTTTTTTAATTCTAAATAACTTTTAATCTTCATTTGTTCTATTCTCCTTTTTTTCTTCCACCAAATCTTGGTCTTCTAATTTTTATTTCTTCCCATTCTACTGGTCTTTCTACACATTGAATTTCTTTATATTTAACCATCATATTTTCTGCATCTTCTACATATGAAATAGTACCGTCTTTCCAGTAAATTTTATCCCCCTCACATATTCCTAATTTTTCAGCTTCAATAAAATTCTTTTTTGCTCTTTTTTCTGCTTTCATTAATTCTTTTAATAATTCTTCTAACATATTTCTATTCTCCTTTTTAAATAAATGTTCTTGCTAATTCTTTCATTAGCTCTTTTTTTGATTCTTCATCAAGTCCTAACTCGTGTAGTAAAACTGCTCTTTTGTCAGCTATCAATTTTGTTCCCATACCTTGAATTTTTGGAAACCCTTTGCTATTGAATATCTCTCTAGCTTTGTTCTCTCCTATTCCCCTCCACTCCGAATATTCAATCGGAGTTATTGTTTCGGGTAATTCTTCAAATTTTGTATAGTATCTTTTGTTCTTCACTTTTTCACCTCCTCTTTAGTTGGAATTAAATTGAATATTTTAAATAATATTGCTTTTGCTTCATCATATTTTTCGGCAGGTATTACTGATATACTTCTGTATCCCATTGAAAATCTTAATATCGTTGTCATTCCAGTCCATATTCTGCTTATGTCATAGTTGCTCGTATAACCTTTGCTATATAACATTTGATGAAACTCTTTTCTTAATACCGTTCCTGTATTGTCTTTTACAAAATCTTTTCTTGTTATTTCATTTAAGATTTCTTTTTTTAAGTCTTCTTTTAATTGTTTTAAATCTTCTTCCGACATATTTCCACCTCCTTTACTTAACTTTTAGTAAAGTTTTAATCTAAAAAAATTTTCTCTATATTAGCTGTTGGGAATATTTTTTTAAATCTTTTTAATAGTTTGATGCTAGGATTTCTTCTACCTAATTCTACAAATTGATATTGTACTAAAGAAATCTCTAACTTTTCTGCCATTTCTAATTGAGTTAATTTTAGCTTTTCTCTAAAGTCTTTTAGTATAGTTCTTTTTTCCATTCTGTTCTCCTTTCCTTTACTTTCTGTAAAGATTATATATTTACTTTTAGTTAATGTCAATACTTTCAGTAAAGTTTTTTTATAAAATTTTATTAATTTCTCTGAAAACCGCTTAACTCTAAGTAAAACTTTTTTAAAAATTTTATTGATTATTTACTTTTAGTATGTTAATATATAATTAGAGGTGTGAAATGAATAGGATAAAATTATTAAGAGAAGAATTAAAAATATCACAAAAAGAATTAGCCCTTAAATTAGGTTTAACCGAAGGTAGTGTTTCACTATATGAAAAAGGAGATAGAAAACCAAGTTACGAGATATTAATCAAACTTTCTGAAATCTTTGGTTGTAGTATCGACTATATAATAGGAATATCTAATGATAGAAATAATGAATTGAACTCTAATTTATTAAAAATTGGTCTAGATATGAAAAACTATAACCCACCTACTGAGGAACAAAAGAAACAAATTGAAGATTTCGCTAAATTTGTGTTAAAGGATAATAAAAAAGATTAATGAATTTGGATAAATTATACGATTTAACTGAAAAAGAGAATATAAAAGTGTATGATTGGCACATCGAAGATTGCAATGGTATTTATCTTAACTATGATAATATTAATGCTATTGCACTTAATTATGATGAGCTTGGTACTTATATAGAAGAAAAATGTACTTTGGCTCACGAACTAGGTCATTATTACACAGGAAACTGTTATAATCTTGATGCTGACGAAGTTACAATTAGAAAAGCAGAATACCGTTCTAATAAATGGTCTTACAATGTGCTTATTCCTTACGAGGATTTAAAATTAGCCATTAAGAAACGGAATTAATACACTTTATAGTCTAGCAGAATATTTTGAGGTTACAGTCGATTATATGCGTAATGCAATAGAATTTTATAAAGGAAAATATGGTTATGAATTTTGATGAGAAATTTGAAAAAGATTTAAAAGAGATTAAAGATAAACTTCACGCAGAAAAACCTAGCGATGAGTTTATGAAGAAACTTCACAAAAGATTAAAAGAAGAACTTACTAAAGACTAAATTTTATTTTAGTCTTTTATTTTTAGGAGGAATTATGGCAAGAAAAGGAAATGGCGAAGGTACTATTTATTATAGTGACAAATTAAATAAATGGGTCGGACAATTTACAGCAGGTAGAAAACTTGATGGCAAAATTAATCGTAAATCTGTATATGGTGATACAAGAAAAGAAGTTAAAGAAAAAATGATTAAAGCACAGTCAGAAGTTCAAAGAAATACTTATATTGAAAAGCAAGACATTACTGTCTCTGAACTTGGTCTTGAAGTATTAGAATTAAAGTTTTCAGCAAATCTTATTAAACCTACTACCTATTCTACTCACTACAACACATTACAAAAAATAGTTAATAGTAATCTTGGAAATATACCTGTTCAAAAAACAGAATATTATCATATACAACAGTTTCTAACCTCAGAAAATATTTTAAACCTTTCAAATTCTTATATAGAAAAAATTGTTATTATGCTTAATTTTATTTTCGGTGAAGCTGTTAAAAAAGACATTATCATTAGAAACCCTATGTTAAAAGTTGTTAAACCAAAGTCCAATAAAAAAGACAAAAAAATACAAGCTTTTACACTTGATGAACAAAAAATGGTTATAGATAGATTAAAGGGTAATAAATATGAAGATATATTTATGATAGCGATGTTCTCTGGTATGAGAATAGGCGAAATATTAGCTTTATTCCCAGAGGATATAGACCTTGTAAATAAAACAATTAAAATCAATAGATGTTTAACTAGAGATAAAAACAGTAAAGTTATTCTAGGAGACACAACAAAAACTTATGAATCTTTAAGAGAAATACCAATAACAGATTTGTTTTTAGAAAACATAGAAAACTCTCTTAAAAATATGAAACCAAACAAACACAATCTAATATATACAACAGCAACTCAAAATGTTATAAGTCAGGCTAATATAAATTGTTATTTCAACCGAGCTTGCAATACAGAACCTTTAATATGTAACGGAGATGTAAATACTCATATGTTAAGACATACTTATGCAACACGTTGTATTGAATCTGGTATGCCAGCAGAAGTATTACAAAAATTATTAGGACATAAAAGTATTCAAACTACAATTAACATTTACGCAGATATATTTGATAAATATAAAACAGATGAAGTTTTAAAAAGTACACAAAAAATTACTCAAATGTTAAGCGGGTTGCATTAAAATTGCATTAAAATATAAAAATAAAAATCGCCAAACCTTGATATATCAAGCAATTTTGGCGATTATTTTCTTTATTAATCTTGTGAATAAGGTATATTCGGCACTTTTTATATAAACACGTTTGACCACGTATGGTCACAAAATAGGCTTAAAATCAACATTTTTATTTTTGCACTTTTTATTTGACCACGTTTAACCACGTTAAAATATCTCGGCGTTGCATTAAAAATTGCATTAAAATTTTGCATCTAATACACCTAACAAATAACACTTTTCACAGAGGATAATATGCTCTTTTATAATTTTAATTTCTTCTTCGATGAACACTTTACTTTCAATTATTCTTTTTAGAACACCATCTTCGTCCATAGGCTTTATCCTCCATAAAAAATTTTCTTGCCAAATCATCTTTTGTATAATAAAATATTCCTATGAAGTGAGAATTGCAGTTCTCACTCCATATTAGGGGTTAAGTAGATTATCCTTTACTCAAATCTACTATGGATATAATATACTTAATCTCTAATTTTTTGTAAATTGCGTTAAAAACATAATTTTTTATTTTTTTTAAAAACTTAAAAAACTAGAAAAAAGCGTAATTTTTATTAGTTTGTGTTTTTTGCAACACAAAAAGGGGGTTTTATGAAGAACATTGTAAAGACAAGATTAGCAGTTTTACTTAACATCACAGGTTGGGGATTGCAAGAACTTGCCAAAAGAAGTGATTTATCTTTTGACACAGTTAAGAACTTATACTATGGTAGAATTGAAAATCCAAAAATTGAAACTTTAATTGCTATCGCAGAAGCTTTCGGTATAAGTTTAGATTATTTAGTAGGCAGATTAGATTATGCCGAACATGAATTGAAACATTTAACAGTTTTAGGAACTTTAGATACAGACACAAAAGAAATAATTGAATTAATTGTAAGACGAGCAATCGAAAAAAGAGCCTCTAATTAGGCTCTTTTTATATTGTTCATAACTATTGTTTTATAGTATTCATACATTTTATTAGGTCCGAAATCTTCGTCTTTGATAAAGTAGTATGCTAATTTAATGTAAGCATTTAATTTTTCATCATCTGTCATTTCATCTGTTTCTATTGCTTTATAATAGTCGTTATATACCATATTCATACCAGCATAGAAATCAATACTGTCTACCGATAAATTGTTAGCACTCAATACAGAATCTGTTTGTTCTTTCGCCCAATGTTCACCATATGGTTTCATATTATGAACCCAAGTTTCAGCCATTTCTTCGTTTAGATGTTTTCCGTGTGTTACTTCATACATTTTAAAGTACATCTTCCAATATTTACACTCATCTTTTTCTTTTAAATGCTCAAATATTTCTTCTGCTAATTCTTCCATTTCTTCATAGCCTTGATTTAAGGCTTCTTTTAACATCATTGAATACATAGTTACTCCTTTCTAGCTATTTTTTATATAGCCATATAATTTTTCTATATCTTCATCATTAAGTTTTAATGTACCTAACATTGGTATTTCTAATCTTATTATTTCCTTTTGTGCTTGTTTCTTTACTTCTTGATATAAAGTTTCTATATCTATGTGACCTTCTTCGTCTATAATGTCTAACATTTTTATTATTGAATTGTTTTTTAAATTCTTATAGATAGATTCTCCTTTTTTTAATGCTACTCCAGCACCTATTCCCAACAATACCTTTGAATTTCCTGTTAATTGGCTTATTATTTCAGAATCTACAAATTTTGATATTCCATTTATAACTTGCTCGTAAGTTACCATATTATACCTCCTTAAATATTAGAGGGGCGGTTAACCCCTCTTTTTCTTCTTAACCACCTTAGTTAAACTCAATAAACTAGCTTCTGCTACCCTATTAAGCTCCTGTTGTGGGTGCTGTTGGTGCAGTCCAAGAATTGTATTTAGCCATAGGCTCAGGACATACATTAGCAATAGGAATTACAACCTTTGTTAGCCCTTGTAATTGTGCTATTTGTCCTTGAATACAACTAATTGTTGCTGTGTTTGTAGCATTGTAAACAGCTTGTGCATTTACTGCACTTTCTACTACTCCTACTTTAGCATCTACATAGTTTCTTAAATCGTTTAGTTTTTGGTCTGTATAGATATTAGATTCTAATAATGCAATATGTCCGTCTTTAGATGCGATTTGATTTTGTAATCCTAATTCATATCTGTTAACTAACATATTTTCGTTGCAACCACAGTTACCCATACCAAAACCTCCTAGAATATTTCCTAGTCCTCCGTTTAAAACTCCTAACGCAGTACCAGCTATTCCTAGACCTAAGCCACTTCCAGCAATTCCTTTTGAAGCAAATTCTGCCATAATAATCACTCCTTTTTATAAAAAGTAAAGACTTTCATCTTTCTAGAGTAATTGTAGAACTTTTTTAGCAATTTAAACACGATTTATACACGCAACTTTTAGGCAATAAAAAAAGGGTGGATTTTACTCCACCCTTAATAATATTGATATTAATTTTGTATAGCTCCAAACTTCATTTATCTTGTCTAATGCTTCTGCTTTTATTGTCTGTAGCCTTCTTGTAGACATACATAACATCTCTGCCGTCTTTTCTTCTGTTCTGCCTTGTATCTCTACTAATTCTATTATTTGTCTTTCTTTCTCTGTTAAATTTACATACCCTAGTGCCAAGTTTACTATCTCTTTACTAGGGTTTCTTAATATCTTTCTTATATCACTTTTTTCCATATTTCCTCTTTCCAAGGAAATCTGACTTAACCCCTATTTTATTTTACTCCGCCTAACCATTTGCAGAATCCGATTTTATAATTTCCTGTACTTCCTACTTGGTATCTTACCATTGCTCTGTTATCGAAAATTCCAAAACAATCACATTGTTCTCTTGGGTCTAAACTACCAATTTTCATTGTACAATTTGTGTCTGCATATACAGGTTCACTTGTGCTACCATTTTGATATACTCTCACTTCTTCATCGCTCCCTTCATCTTGGTTAGTTTGTTCGTTTAAATACTTACTAACCATATTTAAAAATCTTTCCCAACCTAAATCCATTGTTCTATGAGGACAGTATTTTTTAGAATAATCATAATGTCTTTTTACTTTTTCTATTCCCCAATTTCTTTCTTTTAATAGTGAGGCTATATATTCGGCTGTTTTTTCTTCTGCTTTATTAAATCTTGTTCCACCACTTTTTGAATAGCAAATTTCTATACCTATTGCGTATCTGTTACCTCTGCCTGTTCTTCCATCTCCTGCGTGAAATGCATTGCGTTCAAAAGGAATTGTTTGTATTATTTCTTTATCATCAATTACAACATGATATGAAGTGCTTGAATTATTATTTATCATGTACTTAGCTTCATTTCTTGCTGTTGCATCGTTAGCTGTGTTGTGAACGCATATTTCTTCTGCCTTCATTGTATAAGGACATTTTAAACTATACTTTGAAGTGGGTACTAACATTTTTATAACTTCCATATTATACCTCCTTATTTTCTGGTCTATAATCTAGACATTCTTTAACCTCATCGAATATTTTTTGTACTAATTTCTCTATGCAAGAAACAGGAATAAAATTAAAAGGTATTGGTAATCTTACCAACACCCCACTAACTACTGTATTAAATTTATCTCTGTTATCTTCTAACAGCCTCTCTGCCTCTACTATTAAGTGTATAATTACTGTCCTTAAGCCTTTTTTATATATAGTCCATATTAAATATATGGCTATAATTAAAACTGCTAATACTAGCATTACTATTTGATAAGCCTCCATTGTTTTTTCCTCCTATTTTATAATTTTTGTTGGAATCTCTTTAAATTCCAGATAAACTTCACGCATCATTCCATTACCACCAAGATTAAAATACTCTGTAAACATATGGTCCATATTTTCTTTGTCTAGCAATGTAACTTCGCCTTTTTGTTTGTATTCTCTGAAATTCTTTATAAGTTCGTTTCTTAATAGGGCTTGAACTCCATTCTCTATTGCTTCTCTTTTTTTATCTTGTTCTTCAAATCGATGTCTTATCTTTTTGTATGTAACTGTTACAAAAGAGCATACAGCAGTAAGCAATACTTCTGCCCAATATTTTAAAATAAACTCTCCCATATTTTACTCCTTTCTATTTCTCTTGATAGCAACTATAAGAATAATTCGCAATTATTAGATGACTGGCATTTGTATAACCACTTCCATAATAATCACTTGCAGAATATAGATACAAAGTCACACCACTTTTTATAGTGTCATTTGTAATATAACCACTTGAAGGTGTGTAGATTTCCCAACCGTCAGTATTATATTCACTTGCCACCCATTCACCGAATGTCATTCCTTCTTCTGCTTGGTATGTTATACCATACATTGAAAAGCTAATCATTGTTTTAGGGTCAACTCTTTTCCAATATGCTACTACTTGATATGGTGGTAAGTTGTTGTGTGGTT